GTTAGTTTAGTGGTAAAACCGCGGGTTGTGATTCCGCTATCACGGGTTCGATTCCCGTACTTCCACCCAATATATGCCTTGTTAACTCAGCGGTAGAGTAACTCTTTTACACGGAGAAGGTCGGCAGTTCGATCCTGTCACAAGGTACCAAATTTCTCCATGACACACGGAGTATAATAGGATAAATTGTGTGTTAACTTTGCTTTTATCGTACAGTGACAGTACACGCCCTTGGTACGGGCGAAACCCAAGTTTGATTCTTGGTAGAAGCACCAATTTAGCAACTTTAGCTGATGTGGTCATAGCGGCGGTCTGAAGAACCGTTGAAAGAGGTTCGATTCCTCTAGGTTGCACCATATTGAAACATATTGTGGAGAGCACTGTGTAGACTGGGAAGGTTTGATTCCGACTCAATACATCACTCGGTATCCTGCGGCCGCAACAGTGTGTTTCAATATGGGTTGTAAACTTAAGTGGTGAAGTAACCGGCTCTTAACCGGAAGAACAGAGTTCGATTCTCTGACAGCCCACCAAATTTGGAGATGTGATGTAATGGTAGCATAGCATAGCAAAAAAATTATCCTGTAAAGGATAAGTTCTGCAACAACTACGCTCTAACTCTGTAAAAGTTCTTGTGTGCGGTTCGAATCCCACCATCTCCACCAATTTTATGCCCCGATGACGGAATGGTATACGTGCTTGATTCAAAATCAAGATTCTGTGGGTTCGAGTCCCACTTGGGGTACCATGGAAGATGCAGTAAGATGGTTCTTACACCTGCTTGGAAAGCAGGCCACTGGCTTTGCCGGTGGGGGTTCAATTCCTCCTTCTTCCACCATGTCTCTGTAGTTCAACGGATAGAATACATTCCTCCTAAGAATGGGATACAGGCTCGATTCCTGTCAGAGACACCATGTTGTTTTTAGTCAACAATGCAAGAAAAGTCTTGCCAAATTACACTTAACGTGATATAATCTTTATATGGAGATTATATAAGTTTTTTAGGATGGATTCAGCAATTATAAACTTAATTGACTAAAGACCCGTTACTACAGGAGGACCACCGCAAGGTGTAATTACGTAACTAGGGAATCAACCTGAATTAAATTTGACGCTGGAAAAGACAGCAAAGATGATGGTAGTCCATTAGGGTTTGAGTGGTTCAATTGCACTCCGGTTAGAGTAAACCGAAAATCACAGAACGACCATCCTGTTATTTTATTTTGAAAGTTTTAGAGTAGGTTCAGCAAAACCAAAACTAGCTGGTTCGATTCCAGCATTACGCACCTTGCGTGATGTGCCACGGTGGCAATCAAACTACTCTGTTGTTTTTTTAGGTTAAGTTCCGCAAAACAATTTATGCAAATGAAAACCGAAAGACCGGTTCGATTCCGGAATCCCTTAGGGGTCTAGTGTAATGGTAGCACAATGGTCCGCAAAAAGTTTAACCTGTTGATTGAAAAGGAGTTCATTATGTCAACATTTGTCGAAGCCGTTATGAATCAAGAAGCCCGTACCGAAAACGGTATGAAGGCTCGCAAGTCTACTGCCAATGCGGTGGTTGATTTGTTTTACAATGCGGGTGCATCCCGTGGAAAAGATATTAAGCCTGCATTTGCGGCTGCCTTGGCAGAGAACCGTGAATTGGCTCTCCGTGTTGCCGCATGGCTACGTGATGCACGTGGTGGTGCCGGTGAACGTCAACTGTTCCGTGATATCCTAGTGTATCTGGAAAAGACTGACACAGAAGCCGCTAAGGCTCTGTTGGCCAAGGTACCTGAATTGGGACGTTGGGATGACTTGTTCGTCTTCAAGTCTAAGGCAATGAAGGAAGCCGCATATACCATTCTTGGTAATGCACTCCGTGAAAAGAATGGTTTGGCGGCCAAGTGGTCTCCTCGCCAAGGTCCAATTGCGGCAGAAATCCGTACATTCTTCGGAATGTCACCAAAGTTCTACCGTAAGTCCTTGGTTGAAATGACCAAGGTTGTTGAAACCAATATGTGTGCAAAGGACTGGGATTCCATTAACTTCTCACATGTTCCTTCCGTAGCGGCATCCCGTTACAAGAAGGCCTTTAACCGTAACACCGAAACCTATGCAACATATGTTGCGGCTTTGGTAAAGGGTGAAAACCCTGAAGTTAAGGTTAACGCATCTGTGGCATTCCCATATGATGTGTTGAAGGGTCGTATCTCCAATTATGGAGTTACATTCAACAAGACCGAATTGGACTTGATTGAAGCGCAATGGAATGCATTGCCTAACTATGTTGGGGATGCAAACATTCTGCCTCTGGTTGACGTATCTGGTTCTATGACCTGCACCGCAGGCAAGACCGGTAAGTTGACTTGCTTGGAAGTTGCAGTCTCTCTGGGATTGTACCTTGCAGATAAGAACAAGGGTGCGTTCAAGGACACATTCTTGACCTTCTCTAACAAGCCAGAATTGTTGCACCTAAAGGGTGGTATCAATTCTAAGATTGACCAAATGGTTAAGTCCAGCTGGGATATGAACACTGACCTGAACAAGGCCTTTGCGAAAATTCTAGACGTTGCTGTAAAAGGCAATGTAGCACAAGAAGAAATGCCAGCAATGGTGTTGATTCTGTCAGACATGCAATTTGATGCCTGCATCAAGCATGATGATTCTGCAATCGAAATGATTGCACGTATGTACGAAGCCGCAGGATACACCTTGCCAAAGGTTGTGTTCTGGAACTTGAATGCTTCATATGGCAATGCGCCTGTGAAGTTTGACAAGTCAGGTACTGCACTGGTGTCTGGTTTCTCTCCAGCCGTGGTTAAGCCATTGCTTGCGGGTGACCTAGAAAACTTCACACCAGAATCCGTGATGTTGAAGACCATCATGGACGACCGTTACAAAGTGCTGTAACGCAATGGGCACCGAAAGGTGTCCATTTTGAAATATACTGCTGAAGTTGGTTCAGTCAGACAGGGATATCCAATTGCCTATGTCGTTAGTGTATTTCAAAATGGATATGCGGGTGTGGTGGAATGGTATACACAGGAGACTTAAAATCTCCCGCTTCGGCTTGCTGGTTCGAATCCGGTCACCCGCACCAAATATTTGCCTAGGTAGCTTAATGGTAAAGCGGCCGACTCATAATCGGCGGAGTGGGAGTTCAATTCTCTCTCTAGGCACCATCATTACAATCCGATGACATTGGATATATAAGGCCATGAAAAAGCTAATTCCTATTCAATCATTAGACCATCCACTTGCAGGTCATCTAAAGGACGATCCTATTCGTCCAGAAATTCCGCATGAAATGAGAGTTGGTATTAACTGCGAGGTACTAGCACTCCAGTTAGAAGAAATTTTAGGTGCAATGGTATGTGTCAAATACCATGATTCAATTCCATCAAGCGTAGATGAATTGTTAGAGACCGCAAAGAATCCTTCAGTTGCTGTATTTTACACAATATGGAGTTATGCCGCTGGCGCAGGTAGAGATTTACTTCTCGAAGCCAGAAAATATATAGAGGGTAATAATCCAAACATAAAAGAGTTTGTGACTTATAGCCCAAAAACTGAAATGGCCAAACGTTTTCACTTAAAAAACGGGGCGTCGATTTACAGAGAAAACGTAGATTCAGTAAACTACAAATATTGATTACCACTTTGCTGGTTTCATAAATAATTATGGTTGGAGTGTAACCAACCATAACGTTATTCTGCATTTATTTCCGTTGTTCAAACAACGTATGATTTGAAAAATCTGTGTACACACACATAATCATATAAAGGAAATAACATAAATGAGTCTTAAAGTTCTGCCAGTTTTGTTATTACTGACTGTACTGGCCGGCTCGGCAGAACAAGTAAATGATAAAAGTGTAACGTGGATTTGTGTTCGATGGCAATGGACTGGAGATGTTTATAACAGAACCGTTTATTGTTTAGAATGGATAAAAAAAGATTGTTCTAACAGATTACACAAAGATATATGTAAACTAGGTGTGTGATAAATCATGGACCCGATTACTATAGGACTAGCGTTCACGGCCGCACAAAGCGCCGTAAGCCATATCAAACAGGCAATAGCATTAGGAAAAGACATTCACGGTCTTGTGGGTCAGTTCGGCAAATTTTTTGATTCTGCTGACGCAATTCATCGTGCTAAATCTAAAAATAAAATCAAGGGAATGGTTGAAGGTAAATCTGATGCTGAACTTGGCCAATTGGCAATGCAGACCGCAATGCACAGTGATGCATTACGTGAACAAGAACGCCAGTTAAAAGATATGATTTATTGGGAACTGGGTAAACCACAAATCTGGGAAGATATGATTAAGGAAAGAACCAGATTATTTAAAGAACGTGCGGCCGCCGAACGTGCAGAAGAAGAAAGACAATTGGCACACAAGAAAAAACTGGCTGATATTTTTATGTTTGCTATGTACTTTTTAGCAAGTGCTTTTATTTTATTTGCAGTTACTGTTGGTGGAATTGGTGTATATGGTGCTATGGAAGAAGAACGCATATATCAGGAAAAAGTAGCTAAGGCTCACGCTGTTAGAGTACAACAACAACGTGCTAGAGAAGCAGAAGCAAAAAAACAATTAGCGGACTATGCTAAAAATTAATCCATAAATTATACCAATTTATATCTTGCCTGCAATCACAATATGTGATATCATTACGCTATATAATTCTTTGAGTATTTAAATGACACCTTCATTGATGATTTTTGATGACTTCTATGTTAATGCCCAACAAGTTAGGGAATACGCATTAACATTACCGTACACCGTTTCTGGTAATTATCCAGGTTTAAGAACGAATGTGATGCAAGGTCACGAAAACACAAACGCCAAAACTCTATTTGAAGATATTCTCAAAAAGAAAATTACATATTGGCCGGAAGAATATAACACATCATTTCAATGTACAACGGCTAACGATAAAACATGGGTACACCATGATGCAACAAATTGGGCAGGCGTTTTGTATCTGACACCAGACGCACCATTGGAATCTGGAACGGCAATCTATCGTAACAGAGAGTCTAAAATTTCAATGTATGATCCAAAATTACCATCAACTGATTACAATGATAACAACGAAGAAATAATGGACTTAGATAGATGGGAACCAATAGTACAAGTGTCCAACATTTTCAATAGATTGGTAATATACCGCGGCGAATATTACCACAGAAGTATGTTGCCAGGGTTTGGTGATTCGTTGTATAATGGACGATTATTCCAGACATTCTTTTTCAACGCAGAGGTATAATAATGAATATTCAAGGTATTAAATTAGTGACAGGTGAGGAAATAATTGCTGACGTTACAGTAACATCACAGGGTCAATTAGGATTAAAAAATCCAGTACAACTCCGTATGGTGCCACCAAAAGTTGCAGGTGCTTCTCCTCAAATGGGTTTTGTGCCGTTTCCGGCTTTCTCACAACAAAAACAAGATGAGGTTATTCTCATAGAACCTTTACATGTTGTATATCACTATAGTCCAGCACAAGATATTTCAGACAACTATAACCAAATGTTTGGTTCTGGCATCATAACTCCTCCAACTCAAATCATCACCGGTTAATGTCTCTTTTTTATACAAACGTACAAACAGTCGGTAACAACATTCTTTATCGTGGTGTAAACGATGGTAAAAGAACAAAGCTGAAAATTCCATATCGGCCGACTTTGTACGAAAAATCCAACAAAGTTACAAATTTTACATCGTTGGATGGAATATATCTCCAATCACATAAATTTGATTCGATGCGTGAAGCACGTGATTACCTGCGCCAATTTGAAGGTGTATCAGGTAAAACAATCTATGGCCAAAATCGTTTCGAGTATGCATTCATCGGCGAACAACATAAAGAAATGATTGATTGGGACTTTGATAAAGTCTCTATTGCTATTGTCGATATCGAAGTTGGCTCTGAGAATGGTTTTCCCGATCCTTATCTGGCGAATGAACCTGTTACTGCAATTGCACTCCGTTATATCGGTGGACATACGTTCGTTTTCGGATGCGGTGATTATGAGGTCAAAGGTCAAGAACGATACATGAAATGTAAAGATGAATATCATTTATTGAAATTCTTCCTTAAACTCTGGCAAGAGAAATGTCCAGATGTACTTACTGGCTGGAACACCAAGTTCTTTGACGTACCATATCTTGTAAATCGTATGCGTAAGGTTCTCGGTGAAGATGAAACTAAGAAACTTTCTCCGTGGGGTTTAATTTCTGAACGTCAAGCATTTGTTATGAACCGTAAAATGACGGTGTATGAACTTGTCGGTGTTGGCGACCTTGACTATCTAGAACTCTATAAGTGGTATTCACCTAACGGCAAATCGCAAGAATCATATCGTTTAGATGCTATTGCACAATTTGAACTTGGTGAAGGTAAAATTTCATATGAAGAATACGACAACCTTAACCAATTGTATCGTTTGAATTATCAACTCTTTATTGAATATAACATTAAAGACGTTGACTTAATTCTTAAACTAGAAGATAAGTTGAAGTTAATTGAACTTGCACTTACTTTAGCATATGATACAAAGACTAACTATGATGATGTGTTTGCACAGACACGCATGTGGGATGCTCTGACATATAACAACTTGATGAATAAGAACATCGTTGTTCCACCACGTATCATCAAGGATAAGAGTGAGGCATTTGAAGGCGCATATGTGAAAGACCCACAAGTTGGTCTACATGAATTTGTCGCCAGTTTTGACTTGAATTCTTTGTATCCACACTTGATGATGCAGTATAATATTTCACCGGAAACACTTATTGAACCAGCAGATTATACACAAGAGATGCGAGACATTCTTTCACAAGGTGTGTCTGTTGATAAACTCTTGAAAAGACAAGTTGACATTTCAAGTTTGGAGAATGCAACATTGACTCCGAACGGTCAATTCTTTCGCACAGACATTCAAGGTTTCTTACCAAAGATGATGGAAGACATGTACGAAGACCGTAAGAAGTTT